CCGAGCTGGAGGAAAAGACCGACTGGATCCGGGCGAACAAGATCCGGATGCAGCAGGGCCTGCCGCCGAAGATGTGGATGGGCTCCAAGGCGTCCGGCCGCGGCATCGGCAAGTCGGCCGAGGTGGCGTTCGAGGGCCTGTGGATGATGTCCACACGGCTGGGCTCCACCACGATCATCACCGCCAACACCGAGGCCCAGCTGGTGTCCCGAACGATGGCCGAGCTGGGGAAGTGGCACACCCTGGCGATCAACAGCCACTGGTTCGACAAGGCGGCGATGAGCCTGAAGCCCGCCGAGTGGTTCGAAACCGCGCTCAAGCAAGACCTGAAGATCGACACGGGCTATTACTACCTGAACGCCCAACTGTGGAGCGAGGAAAAGCCTGACGCGTTCGCCGGCGTGCACAACCACAACGGCGTCATGCTGAAGTTCGACGAGGCCAGCGGCATCCCCCAGGCGATCTTCTCCGTGTCCGAAGGGTTCTTCACCGAGCCGGTGCTGGACCGCTACTGGGACCTGTACTCCAACCCACGCAACAACACGGGCGCCTTCTTCGAAAGCCACCACAAGTACCGCGACTTCTGGCGCGGCCGGCAGATCGACGCGCGCACGGTGGAGGGCACCGACCTGGCGGTGTACCAGAAGATCATTGACCAGTACGGCGAGGATTCGGACGAGGCGCGCATCGAGGTCTACGGCCAGTTCCCCAACTCCGGCGAGGACCAGCTGATCCCGATGGACGCGATCCTTGGCGCGCGGGAACGGGAGATCATCGCCGATTCGGGCGCCCCCCTGTGCATGGGCATCGACTTCGGCAACGGCGGCAAGGATCCGTCCGTCATCCGGTTCCGCCAGGGCTACGACGCGCGGAGCATCCCGGCGATCCGGCGCAGCGGCATGCAGGTACTGGACTTCACCGCCAACGTGGTGGCGCCGGCGATCGACAAGTACCAGCCCGACTACATCATGGCCGACACCAACGGCGTGGGCGCCCCGGGCGCCGAGTGGCTGCGCGCGGCGGGATACCGGGTTATCAGCGTGTACGCGCAGGGCAGTCCGAAGGATGAGCTGCAGTATTTCAACAAGCGCGCCGAGTGCTGGGGCGAGATGGCGCTGTGGCTGCGCAACGGCGCGATCGACGAGGGCGACGTCATCAAGGACGACCTGAAGGGGCCGAAGCGGCTGCGGCACAAGCTGACCGGCAAACTGCAGGTGGAGAGCAAGGACGACATGAAGGCCCGCGGCCTGGCATCCCCCAACGACGGCGATGCGCTGGCGATCACCTTCGGGCAGACCGTGGCGCGCAAGGACATGGCCGCCAGCCGGCAGGGCAACCGCCGGCGGATGGCCGCGAACATCGACTTCAACCCGTTGGCTTGATGTACAATACCCCCGTGGCGAAAGCGCGGGTAGTTGGCGCGCAGCGTTGAGTAGCGCATACACGCGGGTCGGCTTAGCGAACTCAGAGGCCCCCACGCCGGGATCAACTCCGGCCGCCGCGACAACTCGGAACGCTATAGCCGGTCGAGCGTTCGTCCGCCCGCAAGGGTCCGCCCCAAGAGGGGGATAGCCAAGAGAGTCCGGACTAGAGAGCCCGCTTCGGCGGGCTTTCCTTTGTAGCCAGTGGTGGCAAAATGTCACCGGCGGTGGCACAATAGCACCGTCTTTACCCGTCCCCAGGTGGTCCCGTGAGCGTCGTTGCCAGTTTCACCAAGGCGCTGGGCAAGGTGCTCGGCACCAGCACGAAGAAGGCCGCGCCCGCGCAGGCCAACCCCGA